GCTAATGAAGGTGCGGGCGGAGTGCAGCCGATTATCTCCTCTAACATTAGTACAGGTAATGGGACCATCACTCTTGCCGGACATGGCTTTGTACTCAACCAGACCGTGTATCTCGCCGCTTCGTATACGCAAAATCCTTCTTCTGTCGGAGGTGGTCTACCGGCTGGATTCTCGAGTATGCCGGTTATGTATTATGTGGTCAATCCGACGACCAATACGTTTCAGCTCTCGTTAACCTCAAGCGGGTCGCCAGTAGTTCCATCTAACCAGGGTTATGGTGCCGAATGGATCTCACCGACCATTCCTCTTGGTACTGCAGAGATCATTTTGCGTTCCAGCGCTGCAGATTCAGCACTTCCGCCTCCAAACGTGCGTCTCGATCCGGTAGCTTATGCGTCTTCGCTCGCTGTGCTTCAGAGTACGTGTGCAAATAATTCCGCGACCTGCTACTACAGTACTGTGCAGATGCAGCCTTTTGTTCATCACATCCGTATCGGTCCTGGCGTTGAAATAACCTCGACCCCGTATTTCGTCAGCCAGACCAACCAGTTCGATTCGGCGAACCAGCGCTATTTGTGGAGCCAGGGAAATCTGCAAACATGGTCTAATATAGTTTTTGACCGTATGTGGCTTCATGGGCAACCGTGTCCGGATAGGACAATCTTCGGGATTCAGGCGGATGGATCGAATATCGAGATTGATTCCTCGGTAATCGATAATATCTCCGTCTGTCGTCCGAATTATAATGGGCTCGCCGTCACTGATACGAGTTCGAGTCTTAGTATCGCATCCGGTACTTACTATTTTCTGACTTCAACACAGACAGTGGCTAGTGGCATCGGAGCGACAGTCAGCGGCACAGCGAGCGGAACGGTGTACGTCACATTGCCAACCGGATCGGCCACGCCCAAGGTTTACGCACCTAGTGGAACTACTGTCGTTTGCACAGGATGCACAGGGGTTGCATCTACACTTGCAGGTTTCCCTGTTGATGCGAATGGACGGTACACGGAGGGACCTATCGCCTCGATCCCCATAACGAGCGGCGTACTTGGGTCGCCCGTTCAGGCTATAGATCTCAGCAATATTGTGTTTGTATGGGATGCCTCTCAGTTAAGCGCTGTGGGAGGCTGCACGATAGGCTGCACGGAAGGAGGACTTGGCATCGACGTTGTGATTGGTCCAGGTCCAATGAGGGTAACAAATACCTACTTCCACAATGATATCGGTATAGCGTACTTCATCGAAGATACTGGAGCGGCGCAAGGTTACTCGTTGGCTGATTACCTCACTTACCGGAATACTTTCCAAATTGACCCTGTCTGGAGTCCGAGTAATACGGCGACAAATCACTTGAATGCCTGCAACCGAAATATCTTTGAAGAAAAGACTGGCCAGCGGATGGCTGTGATTGGTAATACATTTACCGGAAACTACAGCTATTGTACTCCTGGCGGTTATGCTGTGATTCTTGCTGCAAATAATGCTGCGTCGTCCGTTAGTGTTCCCCCCGTAGCGCAAATGGCCGATCTTACTGCCGCATATAACACGATCATGAATTCGAGCGGCGGAATTGAAGTCACGGATATTCAGGGTACACCAGCTCCGCACGTGCCAAGGAGAGTCTTGCTTCACGATAATGTGATAAGCGTCAACGGCTATCAGCATATGTCGAGCGCGCCATCCTCGTTCTACAACGCTTATGGGGTCGGGCTATACCTCGGCATCGGTGGCGAGGATTGGACCGTTAATCATAATACTCTCTACAACGTCGGAGGATACCAGCCGGCTGCAATTCTGTGGGAGTGGTCTAAGCAGGAGGGAGTGAATATAACGAATAATCTGTTTATTGATATTGGGCAGGATGCGACAAAGAATATTATTTCTTCTGATGGTCTTACCACGCAAGGTTTGAATCACGCTATCCCAAGTTGCTATGGTCTTACTGGAAAATTGGCGATGGATTGTAGTTTCACGCCATCCTACAATTTCCTCGGAAACGTGTTATCGGTAGGCTATACGAACACTCAGGCAGGCACGGGAGAACCGATCGACCCGACCATGGGCGGTGCTTATACTGGCACGGACGCATCAAATACGGTTCGCGTTGAAAGCACCGTTGCACTGCGCAACGCTGCCATAGGATTTCAATCAGTCTCTGCTGGAAACTATCGCTTCAGTCGTTTGAGTCCATATCTAGGGAACACGCATCCAGCAACTGATAGTACACCAATTGGAGTAAATCAAGATGCACTTGATCAGGCTCAAGGGACAATCTACAATCTACGACCACTACTTGTAACGTCAAGCGGTGCAACGTTATATATGACTGTTCCTGATGCTGGAGCAAGCTGTTGGATAAGATACGGGACTGGAGCTGATTTGACAGTTTACGCGCAAACCGCTGCCGATACGACGGCTAGCCGTTATCGTGCTATCTCTGTAACTGGATTGAGTCCCTCGACGCAATATACGTTCTATGGAGAATGTGCAAAGGCAAGCAATACACCGAGCGTTACGTTTTCAACTCTATGAACTTCTTTCTCTATTCTAAATGTGGCGAGGGAGCTGGCTTGATTAAACGCCTTCAAGATGAAGGAAATAATTGTTCTTTTTATATTCAAGAAAAAGATTATTCTAATGTTTATTCTGGCATTCTTACTTCATCTGACTATCCTAGTGATTCTGACATCATAATCTTTGATTCCTCAGGAATGGGATCAAAAGCAGATTACTTTAGAGCTGAAGGCTATAAGGTATTTGGGGCTTCATCTTTCATGGATAAGCTTGAAACTGATCGAGAGTTTGGTTTGCAGTTTATGTTAAGACATGGAATAATGATTCCGGATACCTATAAATTTAAATCTTTTAAAGATGGAATAAATCATGTTAAATCTAATAAAGAAACTAAATTTGTTTTTAAGCCTTCTGGTAAAAATATACCTTGTAAATTAACTTATTCTGCTTCAGATTATGAAGATTTAATTTCTTACATGAGTTTTGTTGAGAAGAGTTTTGGTAAGGATATTGAGGATTTTGTGTTGCAAGAGTTCCTAGAAGGATCAATAATTTCGTCAGAATATTGGGTCGGAAAGTCTGGTTTCATAAAAGGATCTTTTAATAATACTATAGAGGTAAAGAAATTCATGAATGATGATCTTGGTCCATCCACTGGTTGTGCAGGAAATATTGTTTGGCCTGAAGATGAGGATGAATCAATTCTTGCAGAATTACTTAGAAGAGTGGAATCTAAACTAACCCAAGAAAATTACATTGGACCAATTGATATTAATTGTGTAGTAAATGATGAGGGAATTTTTGGTCTTGAGTGGACTCCAAGATTTGGACTGGATGCTATGCCTTCTTTACTTCAATTAATAAATCAAGATTTGGGAAAAATAATTTCTGATTCTTTTAAGGATGACTCTGAAATGAATCTTCTCAACTGTTTCTCGGGAGGCGCGCGACTTTCAATCCCTCCTTACCCAATAGAAACATCTGGTGATATTGACAAGATACAAAAGTTCTCTCCAAATGTTGGTATTCCAATTCGTGGTTTAGAAGATTATGAAGATAATTGTTATTTTTATGAGATAATGAAGAAGGATGATCAAATAGTTCATTCATATGGAACTGGAGTTATTGCTTGTATAAGTGATTTGGGGGAAACTCCTGAAGATTGCTACAAATTAGTTGATGAAATTCTTGATGATTGTAAAATACCTGATAAGCAATATAGAACGGATTTATCTGGAGTTTTATCATCAATGCATAATGAAGTAACAGAGATTTTAGGTACAGTTTGGGCTTAAGGAGATTTTATGGCAGTTGATATCGATAACGACTCAATGACTTCAATTGGAGCAGATATTGAAGAGCTTGGAGAGGAATTAGAGGTTAAACCCCCAGAGGAACAAAATGAGGAACAAGACCTTAAAGAGATCTCAACAGAGCCTGAAGAAAAAGTTGAGGAATCTGAAGAGGAAGAACAAGAGGCTCCTCCAGGAGATATTGATAGTCACCCATTTGCTAGACCGTCAATAAAGTCAGTTGAAGAAAAGTTTCCTGGGTTCTTTAAACAGTTTCCTGCTCTAAGAGACATGTACTTTAGGGAAGCAGAGTACTCGAAGCTCTTTCCAACTATTGATGATGCTAAAGAAGCTAATGAGAACAATACTGCATTTAACTCAATTCGAGACTCGGTTTTCCAAAGTGATGGGTCTAAATTATTTTCTGCAATCAAAGAGGTCAGTGAAAAAGATCTTGAGAAATTTTCAACTACTGTTCTTCCTACCTTATTTAAGATTCATCCTACAGCCTTCTGGCACGCGGCTAATCCCCTTGTAGAAGATATAGCGAGGAATATGTTTGAAAAGGGGAAGAAGGAGAATAATGAATCTCTTCAGAACGCTGCTAGGTATCTTTCTGATTATTTCTTTGGTAAAACTGGAATAGCTGAGGGGAAGGAAACTTCAATTGTCAAGGTTGAAGGTCAGGATTCAGAAGTTGTTAAAGAACGTGAGAAGTTTGATAATGAACGACATACTGCTTTTAGAGGATCAATAGAAGTTGATATAAGAAAGCAGTTAGTAGATATTATTGATGCTAAAGATCCAAAAACTGGAAAATCTCGTCTTGATCCTGATAATGTTTTTTCTAATTTTATACGTACAACTATTGTTGATAGAATAATTGAAGATTTGGGATCACAATTGACATTAGACAAGGACCATATTCGCTTTATGGACTCCTTGTGGGACAAAGCAAAACGGAATGGAAGAACCGAGGCGGATAAAGTCAGACTCATTACCGCGTACCTGACGCGCGCCAAGTCGTTAGTTCCTTCTCTTCGTAGCAAGTACGTGTCTGAGGCACGTGGTGGTAATGAGAAGGTTGCATCTAAGAAGAAAGAGCAAATTGATGAAGTTTCTGGACGTACAAATTCAGGAACTATGGGTCGTGGTTCAAATGGAGCTAATAAGACTTACAATCCAAAATCCATTAATTACTCCAAAACTTCAGATGCAGACATTTTGAACGACAACATCACTTACAAATAGGAGATTAACGACATGGCTGGCAATGAGAGTCAAGTTATTGGTGCAGAGCTTGAAAAAGTTCTCCCAAAGGTTCCCGCTCTATTCGATAGAGACGACGTTTTTTATAGCACGATTGAGAAGAGACCAGTTGAAATTATCTCTTCTCGTGACATGCGCATCCCTCTTGAAATCAGACCTAATGGCAATACGTCTTACTATGATCCAGATGGTGGAGACATGGGACGTGGTGACATTTCGGATTTTGATAAGGGACTTATTAACTCTGTACATATTGAGCACCCTGTTGAGATGACGGCAAAAACTATCTGGTCTACAGACAATACCAGAAAAGCTGTTATCAATGCCTTTAGGTACTCTCTCGCCGTTGAGATGAAACAGTTCCGTCGTGACGTTGACTCACAATGTATGCAGGATGGAACTGGAACTCTAGCAACCATCACGTCTGTCAGTACCACGGCGGGTGTGGACACTTACACCTGTAGCACTGATGGTTTCCGTGTGAGGCTTCTACGGAGTAAGCAGCAAATCAATATCTTCAACTCAACACTTACAACCTGCAGAACTGCTGGTGGTCTTCAAAATCAAGCAAAAATAATTTACTATGATCTTGAAAACAACCAAATCCAGGTTCCTTCAGTCCCTGGAGTAACTGCTGGGGATCTTATTGTCTCTGGTGGACTCCAAATGACTCCTCCAGTTGCACTCTTAGGAGTTAAATATCATAACAATAACTCTTCAGTTGGAACTTGGCTATCTTTTGATCGCTCACTTAATCCTGAAATCAGAGCCAATGCTGTTAACGCTAATGGTTCTGCACTTACACTTCCTCTTCCTCGTCTTGCGATGAACAAGATTGGTGACAGAATTGGCATCAATAAGGGTTCTAAGATGACAGCCTGGACTCATAAAGCTCAACAGGCTGCATATGAAGAACTTGGTTTCAACGTGATTCGTATTGACAAGGCTGCTAAAGAAGAGGGCCTCGATATGTACTTTAATGATAATATGAGAATCGCGGGCGCGCCGCTTAAGATCTCATACTCTTGGGATCGTACAAGAATTGACTTCATTGACTCTGAAGTTTGGGGTCGTGCTGAGCTTCGTCCTCCAGGGTTCTATACGAATCCTGATAACAACCAAAGAGTTTGGGAACTTCGTGGACCTTCAGGTGGTGTTGCTGCAGCCTGGATCTTCTACATCGTGACAAGTTTTAACTTGTTCATGAATCAGCCAGCTGGAGCAAGTTACATTTATAGCCTTGCTATTCCTTCTGGTTATTAAAGTCTTGCGTTGGCTGCCCTAAAGAGGAGGAGGTAAAATATCTTCCTCCTCTATTTTTGGTGAGGTGATGACAGAAGAACATAAAGATCTAAATAAATTTCTTAGAGAGTTCTATGGTCGAACTGTAACAGGAAAGACTAAATTCAGATTAGTTTGGTCTGAAGATATCACTGAGAGACGACGTGGTGAATTTAATGAATTTTATGGTAAAATATTTCTTCGTACTGTTGTAGGAGTTAGAGAACTCCCAAAATATAATTACATTCATAATCGTTATATTCTTGAAGGGTGGTCTGATGTTAATCTCTCTCATAATGGAGAGGTTCCTGAGGCTTCTAATGGAGATTATGTTCCTATTTGGGTTTTTGAGGACAGCAAAGGTAATCCTCTTCCAGTTACTCGGAAGGTTCTAAATTTCTTAATTGCCTCAATTCAAGGAAGAGTTAAAAAAGATTATGAGGTAAGTGAAGAAGTACTTAATGATCTACAAATAGCTAAAACTATTGAATCCTTTGATAATCATCCAGCGGATTTCAGTACTTCAGGTCCAACAAGAAACGCAGTAGCTTATACGAAAGGATTAAAGAATGTCACTAGAATCGACAGTAATTAGCCTCGTTCCATTTGAGATCAAAGCCCATAAACCTGGTCTTTATCCTCCCCACTTTCATATTGGTGCTTCAGATATGAAAGTTCCGAAGCTTCTTAACATAGGTACCTGTTATCATTTTCTTTACTTGGACGAGACTCGTGGTAGCGTTAGGGTTCCTAATCCTTCTGATATAGTGGCGCGCGCCATTGTTGATGACTATGTAAACTCTCAATTGTCTGTTGATGACGAGGCAAGACCTGCTTTATTTTGGGTTCCAGAAAGATTAACGGTTGAGCAAGTACAAGAGAAACATAAGGTTGAAATAACTCAATACTTACTTCAACAGAAGAAGTGGTTTCTAAAGGCCGCTATGCTTGCAGACAATGATTGGTCTCGTTATCATCAACATAATGTAATCTCAACTTTTCAGAGGAAGTGTGCTGATTTCATTGGGTGGAATTCTCAAGAGCATGAATGGATGAGTCCTCAAACAACAATGGAGAGTTCCTCGTGTCCTTATTGTGGAATCTCAGTTCCTAAAGGATTACCCACGTGTTCTAATGGACATGTTGTTAATCCTAAGTTATACAAAGAAATTGAAGAGAGATTAGCAAAGGTTTAGGAGAAGATATGTCAGCAGCAGTAGCAACAGTATCAGTAACAGACGAACGAAGTACCTGGGTGGCAGGTAACAAGTATTTTGTAGAAGGAACAATAGCTATCTCAGCTTCTCCTGCTACATACACAACAGGAGGAATAGCTTGCAGCTTCTTTCTTCCACTAATAAAAGCTACATTTCCTCCTCTCTTAGTTCATATTCAGGGGCAGGGAGTAGGAACCACTGGTACTCTGTTTGTTTATGTTTATGTTCCAGGTGTTGATGCCTCTGCTGGCCTTTTGAAAATATTCTCTGGTGGCGCTGGTAGCACTGCTGGTTTAGCAGAGTTTACCTCTGCAGGAACCATTCCTGCTGATGTATCAGGTGATACTATTACTTTTATTGCTATCTTTAATGGGATGCTATAAGTGTTCATGGAATGAATGGTTATGACTACGGCCGAAAGACAAGAGCAACGAGACAGATTAGGATCGATTTTATCTCTATCACATGCTCTTTTTCTGCAGGAGTGCGTGCGAGTTGGTCTACCAGATAATGAAGAAGAATCTACTAAACTAGCTGAAAAATGCTTTATAGTGGCCTCTGCTGCTAGAGATTACTTCAATAGTCAGTTTGAACCTTACACTTAAGAGTTAGGAGAAAAAGATGTCCGTACAGTCTTCAGTAGTTTTATCAACAGCACGTACTCTTCTCAACGACGATGCTGCTACAAATTGGACAGACGCAGCGCTATTTCCAAAACTGCAACAGGCACATAAGGAATTGCAGATAAAACTTCGTCGCGCGGCCGCCCCAGTGATGAAGAATCTTTATACTGAAGTAGTTCCTGCTAGTCAAACAGCATTTGCAACACCACCATCTGACCTTGTAGCTCCTATTCAATTATGGGAAACAAGTTCTGGGGGTGCTACAAATACATATGCTTTAATGACAGAGTATGACCCACTTCCAAATGTTGTTCCTACAACTACTATGATATATTGGGCTTGGGTAGAGGAAGCTGTTACTTTCGTTGGTTCTACTGCTATTAGACAGATTTTAATGAGGTATTGGAGGAGTTTAGCTCTCCCAATGGTCAATACTGACCTAATTGGATTTATTAATGGAGAGCTTTATCTTGCCCCACGAACTGCTGCTATTGCTGCTGGATCTGTTGGTCAGTCTGCTGAGATGACAGCTTTGGCTCAATTAGCAGATTCCTCGTTAACTGAAGTTATTCTTTCTAACCGCGGGCGCGCGCCTCAGACTCCTGGACAGTCAATTAAACCATGAGTGTAAGATTCCTATCTGATGTCTTCAAACAGGCGCGCACGCTTCTAAATGACGACGATGCGGTTAACTGGCCAGATTATCGTCTTCATTCAAAAGCAATTGTAGCTTTTGAAGAGTTAGAGGCCGAGCTTATAATTGCTGGAATTCCTATTATCCAAGCTGTATCTACTGTTATAACTGTTCCTGCTTATGTCTTTCCTGTTCCTTCTAATGCAACTCCTGTGATAGATTTATCAACAGTATCAGGTTATCCAACTGATATGATTATTCCTATTTGGATGAAAGAACGACAATTAGATCAATTTAATCAAGACTTTGTTGACATGGTTGAAGTTGATTTTCTTCCTAATATTGACTTGGATATATATTTACACTACTGGTGTTGGTATCAAAACACTATTACAGTTTTAGGCGCGCTTAATCCTACTCAGATTCAACTAAGATATCAACGTTATTTATCAATTCCTAAAGTTAATACTGACTCTCTTGTTGTTCCTTTAGGACAATTATACATTGCAAATCGAGTCGCAGCACTTGCTTATCAGTCAACTGGAAATAGGCAGATGTGGTTAGACTTGACTGGAATTGCTAATGTTAATTTAGGAAGAATTCTTGATATGAATATAAAGGAACTTCAGGATATGCCAGCGAAAAGAAGACCTTATCATAGAGGTTATGGAAGAAATAGAGTTCTGAGGGACTTCTGATGTGGAAAAAGCTTGAAGTTACATGTTTTTCGGAGTTTTTAGGATTTCTTTGTTTTATTATAGCTGTGATATTATTAATAACATTATTTATTGATGGAGTTAGGGAAATTTTTGAGTTCGTGAAGAATAAATGAGCCTTGAAGAGTATGAAAAAATCTCGATTACCTCTTTTAAAGGACTATTCCTTCGTGGTCTTGACGATACCTGTCCACCAGATCATTCCACAATAGCACAGAATCTTCGTTATAATAGAGGTGGTGAGGCATTTACTAGAGATGGCTTAGTCTCTTCCTTACCTACTGCTTCCACTATATCAAGAATGTTTCCAGCAACGTTTGGTCATGGTGGCCTTACAATTATTCTAACCTGTGATGGAGCTGGTAATATTTATCGCTCTGACACAGGAGGAGTCCTTCTTTCTATTACTGGAATGATTGATTTTGCTGCTATAAATGTTTTCTCTTATTGTTTAATCTCTCCAATTCTTAAAACCCCAACAACAACTAATCCAGTTTATATATGGTCAGGTTTTCAGGTTGGTGGAAGTGATCTTGTACCAATTAGACCAGCAGCTGGGGTTGGTCCTGGTCTTGGAATGACTGCTGTTGAGGGAACCATTGCAGGAAATTGTAGTCCTGGTGTTCATCAAGTTGCGGTATCATTTATTACCAATACTGGTTATACTACACAACCAGGCCCATTAGGAAGTCCATCCCCTCCAGTAGCAGAAAATCCAACTTTCACTGCTGTATCTGTTACCTCTACTGGAGGACTGACTATAATAATATCTAATATTCCAATTGGTCCTTCAGATACTACAGCGAGACAGATTCTTTTAACTCAAGCAGATCAGGACTTATTCTTTTATGCTGGAGGCCAGATCTGGAATGGCTCTGCCTTAATTTCTTGGGATGGAATAATTCATGATAATACAACAACAAGTATAACTATTTCATTTTTCGATACTGATTTAGCAGTTTCTGCTGATGCTCTCTTTGATTTACTTCCATCTATACCTGGAGGAACTTATTCTTTTATAGCTGGAATGGCTTTTTATCATGGTCGAGTTTTTTACTGGGGAGGTGAGTTTAACCTAGTTAGAGTAACTTCTCCAGGTTCAGCTGAAACAATCGATAACGTTGCTGGTTTTATTCAATTACCAGATCAGTTTGATGGTAATAATGTAACCAACTCTTGTACTCTTCAAGATGTTCTTTATTTCTTTAAAAATCCTGGTATATTTTCTGTTACTGATAATGGTGGTGATCCTGATACTTGGGTTATTATCACAATTGATGCTGGAGTTGGTTGTTCAAGCGCGACCGCGCTAGGAACTATAAACTTAGCTGCTCCAGCTAATACTCAGAATCAAGTAGCTTTAATTACTGATCCAGGAGGGATTTACCTTTTTAATGGGGCAGTAGTTCAACCACCATTAACATGGAAGATAAATGATCTTTGGAATACCATAGTTCAGTACACTAGCCTCACTGATTATACTGGCCTTACTAACTCTATTCTTATAGGAACGAGAATTGCTATTGATCCTTACTCTAAATTAATTTATATTGTTGTTCTTGGTAATGTGGCTTTTGCTCCTAATTACTATTATTATCCAAATGTTCTCGTAGCTGACTATAATGATGGTCTTGACTCACAAAACATTAAATGGTCAATTTGGGTCTTTACAGCTTTCACAGCTCCTATTGGTGACATAGGAATGATGATTTATAATGAGAGTACAGAACTGGCATACAGATTTAGAATAGCTTTTGGTAATACAATTTATAAGATTCTTCCTGGAGCTACTGATGACTTTGGTAGCCCAATAGTTTGTGTTTGGAGATCAGCGCTGTTAGCCCCAAATAATTCTCTCGGCGCGCTGAATATATTTAGATTCTTGCGCGCGCGACTCCCATATTATGACAACTTGAGTATCAGACTGTTTGCTGAGGATGGAGCATTCACGCAAAGTATTCCAGGATTCAATATTCCTTACACACCTGGAAGAGACCTAACTCGTGAGTTTAATTTCATGGATGAGAAGTGTGAAGTTCAAATTTGCTGCAATGCATTAAATGGAGGATTTACTCTTCAAAGACTTGACGTTTTTGGAAAGGCTAGATTTAATATGAGGCCCTCTGTATGAGTATAAATAAGCAAACTTTAATAAATCAAGCTACTCCGGACAGTAATATAGGGGAACTTCAATCCTCGAGCCCTAGATTGTACAGAGCTATAAAGAACTTAGGTGATGTTAGTAAAACCATTATAAATTCATCTATTGATAAATATTCAGCTAGTTTTAAGGCTATTGCTGGAACTCCTTTGTCTATCACGCATAATCTTGGTACAGTTGATGTATTAATAGCTTTTTATGGTAAAGCTGGAGTTCTTTTGATACCGACAAGTGTGGCATGTAACAGTGTTAATACAGTAGTAGTGACATTTGCAGCCAATCAGGAAGGCAGAGTGGTGATAATTGGATGAGCACTTTTCCACCAATTCCAGTTGATACTACACCACCCACCCCTTTTCCGTTAGTACTCCCTCTAAATTTTGGTTGGATTGGAGCGGCAGGTGGTAACTCTCCCAATTCTGGTCCTTACATTTATGGGTCTGCTATTTATACAGCGGCTATTATTAATAGTAGTAGTTCTCAAATAGGTATTTATAAATCGACAAATAATGGAGCTACTTGGTCTATTCAGGACTCTGGAAATGGCCCTTTAAGTTCTCAGACATTTGCCATGCGAATGTTTGGATCGAATCTTTATGTGATGACTTGGCTGCCTAGCAATGCTGGTCTAGTTGTATATCCCTTTAGTATGGTGTCCAATACTTGGACGGCCAGTACGCCTTCTGCTCCAGTATCTATCAATAGAACTGTGCCTCTTCTAAGTGGGTTCGATTTCTTTGTCACGTCTAGTGAGATCATTGCAATATATAATACTGTTGATTCAGTAACTCATAATCCTAATGGGATGGTGATGGCCCAGTATTCAGGCGGGTCGTGGGGTTCCCCTACAGCATTTGGAACAGAATTCAGTCCTGCTGGATTATCTGGAACCGTGCTCGATGATGCGACTGATACTCTTCATGTTTTTTATGCTCCGTTAGGTACTCCTAGTCCTAACCCACTAAATCATGTTTCAATCTCCTCTACAGGAGTAATTAGCGCTTATGATACGGTTATATCTAATTACCCATTGGTAATTGGAACAGTTCAGCCTGTGATTTCTCGTGGGTGTGTCAGTGTGGGAGTAATCTTCGCTCCTTATATCCATTTGAGTACATCAACAGCTGGAGTTCCAGCTCTGATATCTGGCTCTCCTGGTAGTTGGGTGGTGCAGAATCTCGATGCGACTAACACAGTGCTTGGTCCTTATTATGATCAGATTTGTGCGTTCTTATTTGGGTCTGTCGTTTATATCATCTGGGGATTGCTCAATGGGTCGAATACACAAGTTCTGCAAACCACGACTAGAGACGGTGTGACTTTTTCACCTATTACGGTTCTTTGGGATGCTCAAGTTGATCCAGCAGTTGATGCACCATACTCTTCAATTTCTAGATTAAGTTGTCTATCAGCTGATATATTACCAAATAGCGCTCTAGGTGTTCTTTTAACTATTTGGGGAGCTACTAATTGGTTACACTTTTTCTCACCTGGAACTACACTTACTTTAACAGCTAGCTGCAATACTCCTCCACCTGCATATGTTGGTGTATTCTATACTCATGATTTAATGGCTACTGGAGGAACGCCTCCCTATACCTGGAGCCTTATAAGTGGTTCATTACCTCCAGGATTGATGCTCAATCCAGATGGAACAATAAGTGGAACTCCTAGTGCATTAAGATCATCTACTGCTAAGACATTTACTTTTACGGTTCAAGTAACTGACTCGAATGGATTGACTGCTACAGTAACTTGTAGTATATCAATTTTCAATTACCTAGCAGGTTTTCCATGCAATTAAGAGATTTAACTATTGATGATTTAGTAATACTTGAAGAAAATAATACTATTCCTAATCTATTTAATGGACCTTTTAAGATGGTTAAATCAATTGAGAATGAAAAAGGTCTTATTGGTTCTTTCTGGGTGCGCGCGACGGTTGAACCGACAATGATCTTCAAGAGTGGAATTGGAAGGCTAACTAAGGCGCGCGCGCTGGATGAAATGATCAAGTTTTTATATGATAAAGTTCCTGAGCAACTAGGTATAAGTGATGCGTTTATTATTTTTGAGAGGGATTTTGATGCTAGTTATATTTCTTTTCTTGAAAAACATTATGATTTTGAGGAGATAAGAAAGGTACTGAGAATAAGGAGAGACGATGGCAAATAGTTCAACAGGTAACGCTGCAAATGCGTCTAAGAACCTTATTAATCAGGCTCAAGGACTCGCTGGTCCTGGAAGTTCTTTGTACACTGGATTCCAGAACTCACTAGGAACTGCTCAAGCTAATCAGGGCCAAGAATACTCTGGAGCAATGAGTAATATTGGTAATCTTCAATCTCTTGCCTCTACTGGTGGTTATAATCCAACTCAGTTAAATCAAATAATGGGAGGATATACTGACCTTGCTACAACAGGAGGCTATACTCCTCAGCAATCAAATCAATTTATTCAACAAGCAACTGAAGGAACACAGGCTACTTATGGCGCTTTAGAGAATCAAGCAAAGCAAGCTCAGAATGCTACTGGTGGACTGGGGACTTCTGGTGGACTCTCTCAGATGGCTAGACAATTATCACAAGCTCAAGGACAGAATACTCTTAATGCTGAAGTAGCTTTAAATCAGAGTCAAACAAGTAATAAACTTGCTGGTTTAGGTGGAGAGGCTAATGTTGCAGGGAATGTTGCAGGTAATACATTACAAGCAACTGAAACTGCTGGTAATCAGTTAAATCAATTATATAATACCACCACTGGACAAGTAACTGCTCTTGGAAATCAGATGCTATCAAGTCTAGGACTTGACTTCCAAACTCAAGAGCAAGCTGCTAATACTTTAGCTAAGATAAGTCAGAATCCTAGTATGTTCCAGTCACTTATGGGAATGATTGGTGGTGGGCTTTCTGCAGTTGGGCCAGCGATGGCTGGATTGGGAGGCTAACTTATGGCGACAAATACACTTAATATCCCTGAATTACTAAGGCGCGCGCGGCTTTATAATCCTGGAGGAGTTCCTCAAGTTCAGACTCCTGAGGTTCCAACACAGTCTCCAGTTGAGCAGCCACAGTCCTTAGCTCTTCAAGACGTACTTCGCGCGCCCCCTGCACATCAGACTCCAATTCAAGGACCTGAGCCTCCTCAGAGTCCGAGTCCTAGAGATCAAGCACTAGGTCAGTACAGACAAGTAATGCAGGAACAAGCTCCTTCTCAGTCTGATTATCATCCTTCAATTGGCCGTAGAATACTTGGTGGACTCCTTGGAGGAGCTGTTGGAATAACTAATCCAGAAGCTGGAGGACAGTTAGCTCATCAAGTAGTTTTTGGTCCTCAAGATAGAAAGGTTTCAGAATATCAGAAAAAATTAGCCCAAAAGAAGGAGGCTTACGAGACTGAAGCTGGTGCTGAGACCCAGGAAGCTAAGCTGGGAGAAGTTGGAGCTCAAAAGTCTGCTGAAGTAGAGAGAGGAGGAGCAGAGGTAGCTAGGAAAGAAGAAGAAGAAGCTAAAACTCGAGAGATACAACCTGGAACTCCTGAGTTTGAAGGCAAGATGAAACAACTTCAAGTTCAATATCCAGATACTAGATTTAATAAACCACCAACTCCTTATACTTTGAAGCTAAAAAATGGGAAGAGTGTTGTAGGTTATGAAGGTCAAGGTGGTCAGTTCAAGGATTCTGATGGTAATATTTATGGCCCTAATGCTATTGAGAATGCTTATAAAGTAGGAACTGAGCCCAAAGAGACAACTAAACCTCCAAGAGAAGGTGAAGCTGGTTATATTGATAAATTAGCTAAAAAACTACATCCTGATGATGAGAATCCTGAACTTACACCTGAGGAACAGTTACAAGCTCATAAGAGTTATGATACAGCTGGAAGAAAAGATACAATAAGTGATCCTGATGCAGCTGCATTTAGACGAGATGTGCAGATGACTAATGCTAAAAATACTGCTAACAGGCAGTATGCTACTCAATTTTCTCAAGCTAGTGCTCATTTGGATAAATTAGATCAGGTTAAACTTCTTATTACAACTGGGAATCCCGAGTCACTAGCTATTGCTGTCCCTAATGTTCTTACTGCTTTAATATCAGGAACAGGCACTGGAGTTAGAATTACTCAGGCTGAAATCAATCAGATACTTCATGCTCGTGGTTGGGGTGAGAATGTTGAAGCCTTCGTTAAAAAGATTTCTGGTCAAGGAGCTTTAAGTTCCAAACAGAGACAGGACTTAGTAGGAATAATGGATGACGTTAAAGATAAAGTGGTTAAAAAGCAAAAGCGTCTATCTGATACTATGGATAAGATTGATAGTGCTGAGAAGCCTAGTGATATAAGTAAAGCTCATATTGAGCATAGAAAAGGAGAACTTGAGTCTGATAAACAGAAGACTAATGAATTACCAGGAGGAATTACTTTAGATGAAATAAATGCTGAGATTGAGAAAAGAAAGAAGAAACCTAATGCCCAGTGATCTATCTCAATTAACAGATGAACAACTTCAAGTTTATAAGGATCTTCTTGCTAAGAAACAGGGAACTCCAGAAAAGCCTCCTGAACAATCTTCTGCAATATCTCGTTTTGGAACTGGTCTTTATAATACAACAATTGGTCCGGTAGCTCAAGCTGTTCAGCATCCTATTGATACAGCATCTAATTTGGCTGGCGTCCCTCAACTCCAGGAAGCTTGGAATCAAGCTAAACAAGGACAATATGCTCCTGCTGCTATGTCATTAGCTAAAGCAGCTGACCTTCCTGGTAGAATGGCTTCAGGAGCTGCTGAGCCAATTGCTCAAGATGTTCAACAAGGAAACTATGCTGGAGCAGCTGGTCAAATGACTGGACTTGGAGCTAGTCTCGCTGCTGGAAAAATTCCTAGTACTAGGTTAGGCTCTGCTGTTGGAGCTGGCGCGCGCGCGGCTGGTCCTGATATAGCAACAGGCGGTGCTTTAATAGGAGGAGGAGAATTATTAGGAAAAGTTCCTGGTATGGAATGGCCTGCGAGGATTGGGATGGGTTATCCTGGTGCTCGTGCTGTAGCTGAGGGTCTTAAAAAGGGCTCGCGCGCGTTTGGTGAGGCTTGGAAAGGTCCTGTTAAACCTCCAGGACCAGAGCCTCCACCTATCCCAACTAAAGGACCATCTATTGGAGACTTAAAATCTGCTGCTGTTAATGGTACAATAACTCCTGAGGCTTTTGATGCTGCAATTGATAAGATGACTGACTTAACCTTTGATAAGAAGACATTAGCTAAAGCTGACTTACGTTCTTCTTTGCAAAAAGTTAATCCTCCTAACATGGGACAGCCTCAGAAACCTTTAAGTTTAGGATCTATTAAGGAATCTGTTAAAGCTGGAGATAATGATATTGACTGGTTTAGAGATAAACTCAAGCAACAAGGTCATTCTGATGAGGGAATTGAACTTGAGTCTAAGAGATTAACAAGAGAAATTAAAGAGGAAAAAGCTGCTAAAGAAGAAACTAAAGCTGCTAAAGAAACTAAGAATTCTTCTGAGACTAAAGTAAAACCTAAGAATCAAACTAAAGCCCCTGAAGTCAAGACTGAACCAGTTAAGACTGAAACTCCTAAAAATGATCATGCTGTTGCACATGAAGCTTATGTTGATGCTTTGAAGGCTGGAGCTAAACCAGAAGAGGCAGAGAAAGTTTATAGAAATGTATTAGATAACTCAGATACTGGAAAAGCAGCATTTGATAATTATGATAAAAATACTATAGCTGGAAAAATGAATAGTGGTGAAATTAACTTAGATAACCTTCCTAAAGGAGGTAAAAAAGTTAATTATGATAAATTAGGTAAAGAACTAGGTAAAGTTAATTCTCCAGAAAGCACAATAGATGAAGCTACTCGAGGTGGCCCAGGAACTCCTTCTGCAACTGCAGAAGTTAAGCCTCCTAGTGAAACTTCTAAGACTCAAGGACCTAAAGTTGAAGCTCCTAAGAAATTAGCTCCAGAAGTAGAACCAAGATATGAACCTTATTATGATCCTGATAATCCTTTAAAACGCGCGCCAATTAGTCAAGCTCAGATTGAGGAGAGTCAATCAATCGCGCGCGCAGCTAAAGAGACACGTTTAGCACGTCATTTAGTTGAAAATAAGATTGACTTAGATAATATTCCTAAAACTCCTGAATATCGTAAGTCTCTTGGAAATGATGCAGGTCTGAAGATAGAACGTTCAGAAAGAACTCTTGAAGGTGCTATTAATCGCGCGCGCGAGTTGAAGAAGATTCCTGAGAAGCAATAATCTCTATAACTTCTTCTGCTACAGCATCATGTAGTCCTTGGAGTTTGAGCCACTTCTCCGAGCGCGCCCCCACCTCATGAAATACCTCTTTGCTGCTTCTCTGTTCTTGCACTTTGGGCATTTCAGGCAGTTGCACGTTCGATTCTTTTGAATTATTGACCCTCTTGATCTCCTCGGGCTTTTGTAGATTCTGCTCATGATACCTCACGACAAGAGTATTCCATGCTACTTTAGCAAGATGATTCTCATTTCTATCACCTCTCATATACATCTTAAGATGCCAAAAAGCATGATTAAGACAATCTTCTAAAAAGTCTTTTCCTCCAGAAAGCCAACTGTCACCATAACCTTCAGGCATTCCAGGACGTGGTCTTCTACCTTCCTCGAAGATTGAGGCTAGTTCATCATCAAATTCTATTGGGATATAATTGTAATTAGGTCGTTTTTTGTCTCGTTTGCCTTGATTTGGAGGCATTTCATTTGGCATCTCAATTCATCTTCCTTTCGCTTACTTTGAAATTCACATACAACTTAAAAACCTCTTCCTTCATCCTATAGAAAATTTCTTTCTTGCTGTTTCTTTTTGGTTCATCAATAGCACCTCTTTGTATCAGCGTATCCAATGCACGGTCTAAAACTATTGACTCTATATGAGTATTTATCATTAATCTTTTTCTAGTTATTGTCTGCTCTGGAGCTTTAATTAATTCTTTAAGTACTTTCTCGATTATTGGATTGATATCTCCTTTCTCTCGCTCCATTGAAATCGCGCGCGCCCCTACAACACAGAGTTCTGAAGCATTTATTGCTTTAGATAAATCATCTTCAGTAATCATTAAAGAGTTGCTATTTGATAAAGAGATTAACATTGCTACTTTAAGAACCTGATCTCCAAGACGATTCATGGTTCCTGTTTTATCTTCTGTTTTATTACTTCTTAATTCTTGATACCAGGAATCATAATACTGACCAGCAGATACTGATGCAAATCTCATTATGCCTTCCAATTTTGACACCTCTTTTAATCTATTTATTAATATTTCATCATACTTAGTACTTTCTTTTAACAACTCTTCTATTCTCTCATCAGTATAGACTAAGGAGTTAATTCTTTTTCTTTTCGACTCGTAAACTATGAAAGTCCTAGCAATAAAACCACCCTCAATGTCTTTCTGCTTTACCATTGATTCAAAAAGAACCTCATTAGAAGCCACGAGTAAAGTTAAACATGGAGACTTGAGTTCCTCTAATGGACTACCCTTAAGAATTTTCTTCCATGACTTTTCATGTTCATGAGTGTTTTGAAGTGCTGTAAGATATGTTAGTGCTTTAGGATCATCTGTTAGAAATGATTCAAATTCATCTGAGATCATAAATCCTTGAGCTTCGTTAATAACAGCACCAGATTTAAAAGTCTGTTGCATTGACAACTCTTTAGTTAATCCTTGTATTGAATTACAACCAGAAATTACTCTAATTGAATCCAATGCCTCAACGAGCCTTTTAGCAATCATTATAGGAACTCCCTTACCAAGACCAGATTGAGAGGAAACTAAGGCTACATATATATTAGGATAGAGTTTGTAAAATGGTCCTCTTTGAAGATAGACTCTCTTTCTTATTACAGCAGAGATAGCGCAAAGGCCAGACCACCAGAAATATCTCTCAGGTGCTTCAGCTTCAGATGTAGACTCGATAAGAGTTTCTAACCAGCTGAGTTTATATTCTTCTGGCATTCTGAAGATTGCCTTGTTTGATATGAAGACTCATCTAAATACTGCAAGTAAGTTTGGCACTTAAAGATAACTTGCCCTTCTTGGATACCAGTTCGCTCTTGAAAGCAAAATGGACATTTATCTGGTGGTTCTTTAATTGCTGTTTGTTTGGTCATATCTTCTCCATATGCTCCCAGTCATGTTTTCCAATCTGAAACTCCGAAGGAATAACTAGTTCCCCTCGTGAAAGTGAACAGAGTTTAAAATCAATTGGCTTGTCAAGTTCTTCGCGCGTGATTCTTATCATCTCGTCAACATGACTAATTGGAACTTGCGCGAGAAATGAGTCATGGCTCTCTGAAAGGATCTGTACATAAGGAATGCGTTTTTCAATTATTTGAGCGGAAAACTTCAGATGGTCACTAACGCAAGCCTGTGGTAAAAAAGCATAAGCCTCTTTGAAAAGCTCATCACTCCACCTATTTAAAAACTGTCTTCTTCTGCCATGTGGGGAAATTAGAACCCTATTATTATTCTGTAAAGCCTCGATCATCTCTTTATGAAAGACTCCTCTAATGTTAGGATTAGTTGAGTGAAATTTGTCAAGTAATTGCTTTGTCTTCCATTCTGAGAGTCCAGTCTGACGCGCGGCCTCTCTCTTTCCCATATCGTAATGACCAGCATGGCGAAATTTCTTTCCAACCTGTCTTTGCTCTGAATTAATTCTTTCTTTAAGAATTTTATTTATTTGTTCTTTAAGCTCGAAGATTTTGATCTCACTGGTTTCCTCAAAGAACTGCGTCAGTAAGTCATCAGGACAGTTTCCATTAAGCCATCCTGTAGTTATTCTATGCAGGTCGAGGTCGTACTTGAAGATTTTGAGTAATTTCTCATCTCTTGCCAGAGTCGCAACAACTCTTGCCTCTGCTCCGGATAAGTCTGGTTCAATAAATACATATCCTTCATCAGGCACAAACATAGATCGCAAATCGGTCCCAATCTCTCCATGTTTAGTAATCGTTTGGAAGGCCAGCCCCATAGGTCTTGTTGTGACTGGAGCTTTAAGAATTCCGTTGGAAGTCCTTCCTGTTTCAAGCGTAATTCTAACTGAGGTAAGCGTTCTTCCTCTGTAGTCAGTTTCATGGTCAATGTAAGTTCCAATTGTTTTCCTCACTTTTCTGGTTTCAAGAATTAATTCAAGAACTCGTTTCTTTTCTGGATCTTTAACAGCGTTTCTTGCTAGTGCATCGAGAGTTTTCTCATCAGTTGCCTTTCTTGCGGGTATTTTCATGAGGCCGAAAAGGAGCTTTGGTACGTCACCATTTCGACCAACTGAACCAACATTTATCGGGTCGTCAAGATAAAGAGAGGTAAGAGAATAAAGTTCTTTTTCTAATTCTTTTCTTTGATCTTTATATTTTCCCTCAAGAACTCTCTTTTGAGATTCATCTCGTTTTATTCCTCTTTGTTCAATTCGAGAATAGAAAGGATGTAATGGCATTACTCGTTCAAAGAAGAAATCTGTTTGATTGTTTTTCTCTAACTCAAGTAATTCTTTTTCAAATACTTCATATGTAACAGCTGCGTCTTTAGCATTATAGAGAAGCAATCTATCAAACTTATCCTTTTTAGGATTGTATTCTTTTCCCTCATCTTTATAATATGGTTCTTCAGTAAGAACAGATGTAGAAAATTGAAGTGACGAAGGCAGCTCAGGATAAATAGTTCTAAACGCAAGCATAGTGTCAAAGAAAAAAGAATTAACCTGAAAGCCAAAGTTAACGGTGTCATTTACGCACGTCCTTAAAAGTCGTTGATCGAATTTGAAATTCTGTCCTATTTTGAAAACGTTTACATCAGCAAGAAGTTTAGTAAGCATCTCCCAACAGGAAATCTGATCACTTCTTGTCATAGGAGAGAAAAATAACGGGACTGAAATAGCTTCATCAGGAGAAAAAGCCAGCCCAATACAGATAGGAAAAGTCTTAAAAGTTTCAATATCAACTGAAACATAGAGTGAGTCTTCATATTTTCGGAGAAATCTATCAAGCTGGAGTGCGTCTCTTGTAACAATAAGGTTTCTTCTTGGGGGATTGTATTCGGGGAATTGACTCTGTTTAATCGCGCGCGCGAAGTCCCACTTAATAAAAGTTAAATCTTTCCAGGATCGAATTGAACTATCACCTTCAGCATGAAGCAAACTCGCGGGATGAATTGTTGGTATCACTTTTCCTGGAGCTAAAGAGCAGCTAAGAATTGATCCACGATATTTTTCAATTCCATGTTCTCCTGTGAGCGCTGTGAGAGCCGTGTTGCCAAGAGCGAGTACAGCATTAGGTTTAAGTGCCTCAAGTTCGGCCTGGAGCTGAGGAATGAAATCATTGATGCTTTTTCCCAGAAGGTTAAGTGCGTTAATGTTATTTCCTGGTGGTCGCACTTTAACGACGTTAGTAAGATATACCTCACCTCTCGAAAGTCCAAGGGAAGACAATATATCTTCAACAATCTTTCCAGTTGACCCGACAAAAGGTCTGCCAAGTCTCTCTTCTTCTCCACCTGGAGCTTCTCCAACGATTGCGAGTTTTGCGTTGCTTGGGCCTTCAGCTGGAACGTAAGTAAGCATTATAACTCGTTAATTCGTTTCTCGTACTCTTCCCAACTTACTTTAAGAGCAGAAGCGATAGCCATTTCAATGACTGTTGCTAGTTTATGCTGTTCAAAGTATGGAGCTTCAGGACTGTCACCTGGTTCAGAGTTATTATTTTCTTTGCGATTCTTCTCATACTCTATATCAAACTTGTCAACCTCCTTGCCTGTAACTTCCGGAAAAGCGAACTTACAGAGTAAAGCTTCAACGAGTTCGTGAATTGCAACAAGGCAATTAAATTTAGCAACACCGAGGTCTGAGACTTTTATTATTAAATTACTTTCATTAATGAATTCCCAGTCACCTACCGTTTCATACCTCTGATTTTTGTGTTTAATAACGTGTATTGTAATACTCTGGCTCATTTCTTTTTCAACCTCTCAACGATTTTATCGTAAAACTTCTTTTCTTTCTCAATTCCTAAATACCTTCTATCAGTCTTCTTACAAGCCTCAAGAGTCACTCCAGAACCAGCAAATGGATCAATTATCTTAGCACCAGGATTAGTTGATAATTTAACTATATTTTCCATTAATTCAATTGGTTTCTCGTTTGGATGTATCATCTTTGTATAATGAAGATTATCAAATCTCATTACTGCGCTTGTTTCAGTTCTAGAGGTTAAGATTGGCTCTCCTTTAACAGCAACAATTATTGGTTCATAATCGCGCGCGAATTGCCAGGGCGCGCGACCGTAAGTGACTGTCTTGGTTTTCCACCAAATTAACGGATAAGATTGAACTTTAAATCCTAGTTTAGGCAACTCGGTTGTGTAAAATGAGAAGTCTGTAGAGGATGTTATTATGAAGAGAAAAGAGTCACGCTTCATTATTCGAAATAACTCAAAATAAATAGGTAACAAACTTAATTGATCAGACTTTAGACTCTCATCTTTGTATTCTGACCAGGGAGGGTCGGTGATGCACGCGTCAAAGGTATCTTTTGGGAAGGATTTGAGAACTGAAGAAGAATCACCTAGAAGAATATCATCAAGCTCCAATTCTGATGGGAGCATCTGCTCTATTTCTGCTATTTGTTGCTTTTGTATCTGTCGAATTACTTTAAGAGCAGTTGTTTTGTCCTTGATATTTCGTAAATATGGATTCTTCTTAAGCTCTGTAGCGAGGGCCATGTCCTGACTAAATGTTCCAAGAGCAAGACCTAACTCACGTGCAGTATCATTCTGACTCCAACCTTGTTTTTCTCCAACAACTGGACGGCCTGGCTTCTTTTCACCGTGCTGAGAAATTCTCAAATCATGAAGCTCCTTCTCTAGCTCAACTGCGTCGTACCATTGGAGATTATGTCTTCGAAGATTCTCATGAAGCGATATTTCATGTGGGTTTTTACAATCAAAAGAAAGTATTGTTGCTGAAATTGTTTCCTTCTTTAACTCAGAACAGGCTAAGAGACGCGCGCGCCCAGTTACTATTTTATAGAGATTATTTTCATAGTTTTCACTCTCTTGAAGAATGATTGGATGAAAAAGACCATTCTCCTCTATTGACTTCTTGAGTCGCTCTAACTCGTCTTTATCATAGTTAAAATTCTTCAAGGGAACTATTTGACTGATTAAAACATCTTGAGTTGACATAATTGTTCACCATATGAACAGTTCTGGCTGCTATTAAGAGGTTGATTGAGGAAACGTCCCTTAATGCTTTATTTAAAGAGAGACCTTGGAGGATTTGTAGGAGGTCTTGAACTCTCACCAGAATAGGACTACTCATCTTCCTCCTCAAGCTCTATTTCATCTCCCTCTACAAGCTCCATGGGACCGTCTTCGATATCAGTATCGAGTACAACAGGACTTAAAGCTACAAGTACTTTATCCTGGGCTTCTTTCTCTGAGGAGGCTTCAACGGTTATGCTAACAGTTATTCCAAATTTAGGCATTTGTTTTTTCTCCTTATATTTCTTGGTTGACTGGTTAACCTGTTACTTATTAACAGGTTTGAAATCCCTGATGCTGTTGAATCCGGTTTTGATGTCATACTCAACATAACCGGAGACAACACGTCCAATGACGTCTTCGAGCTTGTACTTCTTTGTGGTGTCAACTTGACCACCAGTGAAGCACTGAATGAACTCAGCGAGGCGACCCATTTGCTTCTCAGTGAACCAATGATTCACAGGTGTTCCAAGGTCTTCTCCTTCATCAACGATGAAAACGACGGGCCAGACGATTGAGTCAGGATCATTTTTTCCTGGCCCTTCACTGACTGACTTGACCTTGAGTTTTCTCCAACCAGCTTTTAGCTGCTTTCTTTCGAGTAAGTTTTCTTTCGTGAATTGAATTTCAGGCACTTTGTTTTCCTTTTTCTGTTAATTGTTTTTATTTGAGTTTTTTAAGCTCGTTTCGTTTGAGAACTTCGCTAAAGACCGAAATCTATTAATTTATCATACAAACTTCCATTAGTGAACTCAATCGTTTCAGGAAAAGAATAGGAACACTTTGCACTGTCTTCTCCGAAGGCTTCTGTCTTGATTATTCGTTTTACTGTCTGATTAATGTCGCCCATATCAGGCAGTTGCCTGCCGAAGATATAAACATTATCGAATCCTGTTGGAAGCCACGCAGCAAATTTTCGTCCTTTGCTGACTATGCTTCTTGTTCGTGTGATTACTTTTGTCTTTAAGTCAGGTGCTGAGTCCACTTGAACAACGTGCGCGACTACTATTACATGTCTTGGGTTACTCGCGCGCGCCCATAAAGTCTTTAACTTATCAATGAAATATGTACAGAATCTATCCTCTGCGCTATAGTAATCGATTCCCATCATTTCAATTGTGTTAGACTTTGAAGTTACACGAGAAAGAATATCAGTAACTGATTCCTTTTTTACTAATCCGACTGAATCAACACAGATATTAACTAAACCAGTTATTGAATCAACAATTAATGTTTCATAAGGACAGGAGATTTCTAGCTCACGCAAAAATTTATCAATCTCAAAGATATTTTCAAATGTATCCCAGTATATCTCCTTGTCAGGAAAATGCTTAGTTGCAATGCTTGGCATCTTTCTGTCGAAGTCAAATACATAAGCATTAGGGAAGGAAAGAGCACCGACTGACTTACCCTCTCCGCTCTCTCCCTTAAAAATGGCGAGAAGACCATGCTTTTGTTGAGGATTACTTGTTGATTGTGGCATTGTTTTTAAACAGGTTCCTTTGGAAATAAACTTGTCATTGTAGTCCCACCCTCAACAATGTACATCTGACCTATTGTGTAGGCTTTCTGTTGGGTAGTTAGACTCAACCAGAGCTTCCAGGGCATTGAGATATAAGTCCAACGAGAGTCCTCTCCGATTCCTGAAGTGTAGAACCCTATTTTGTCAATGACCTTAATTGTTAAGGTTATTGGATCACCGAGCAGTTTTGCTGTGTAGTAAGTTTCGTTTCCAGCACTGAATGCGTTACCCTGTAAGTAATCAGTACCAAGAACTAATCCTGCTTCCTTGGCTATATCAGTTGTGAATGCTGTTGGATTGTTATTTAGATCTGTTCTGAATTGCATCTTTATTTCCTTTCCTTTCTGGGAATAAATAAAATTTCTCTTTAATGATTGCTGTTGTTCTCCAGTCAATCTTGTAAAACCAATAAACTATTCTCTCCCATAATCGAGGCTTTAATGGGGTTGATAAAATCATTCGTATTTTACCATTACGACCTGATGGTTCATTCAGCTTCATCATATCCTACTTAACTCCTCTCTTCTGTTGGCTCGTTTCTCTTTGCATTCGGAACACATTGGATGCTTCACTTCTCTTGTAATGTCCTCTTTAGTAAGCGTGACTAAATTATTACAGAGGTATCCCCAACATAATGATTCCCTTCCTACAGCGAGGGAAGCTATTGGTAAATAGTGAGGACAATTTGGCTGCATACACTTATAGAACGGCTTTCCATTGGGCCAATTCATTCTCTCGTATTGATGAAAATGCTGAGATTGTTTTTTAGGCATAACTCATTTTGCTTCCGATCCTTTCGAGATTTCCAGTCCCTTAGCAACATCCCAGGGCTTATCGACTTTAAAGTCGCGTTCAATTTTGTATAGCCTTGATTCTGGATCAGTCTCACAGAGACTCGCATATATGCATCCAGCGTATTTATCACACGAAGTGAGATTCATATCCCAATCATCGTTGTCCATTGACTCAACTATTCGCGCGCACCATTTGATTGTGTTGACTTTCCATTCCTCAATTCGCGCGTCGTCAATTGTAAGAATGAATCGATTGAATCTTTGTTGAGGGCTTAAAGTTTTCTGGAAGCCAATCTTATTTATTACAATATTATTCATTCCAAGCCCATAGCAGTAACCAATGAATTGATTGGAAAGAGACGAAGGTTCAGATCGTCGCTTTGCAGTTTTGTGATCAAATGGCGCAATGATCCTTCCTTGCTCAGCTATCATATCAACTTTGAAGTTATAAATGAATTTATAGAGTTCATTCTCAAAGAGAATCTTGCTTCCAACTTCCTCAACCGCGAGGGGACTCCAAGAATCGCGCGCGTAATAATTACAGTATTCTCTGAATTGAAAGATCGACTCGTCGACTTCCTCAGTTGGAAGAGACATCTTTGTTGCAAAGTATCGTCCAGTTGTGATTGCAAAGTCTCGATTTGATTCGAGAGCTCTTGTCAATGGCGCGTTGATTCCTGAAGCTAAAATCTCTTTCCAGACTTCAGTCTGAAAATCGAAGTTCTTCAATTGAAGAGAGTAGTAAACCTCCATCATTTTGTGTACTAGATCCCCCCGTTCGAGAGCTTCCTCCTTTTCAGGAGGACGGAGGTTATCAATGAAAGAGTATTTAGCCTTACGCGCGCAAGACTGAAACGTGTTTAGAATCGTTGCGTCGATTGAAAGAATTTTTTGTGTGCTCATTTTATTTCTCCTTTTTACTTAAGTTTTTGATTTCAACGTTTACTTCATCAGAGTTTCACGGCGGTAACTGGATACCCGCCTTCCTCGGTTTGTATTACTCCCCAGGTAATCCCGTGGCCGCGTGCTTCCGTGGGAGACATCGGGCGATTCCCGATCATGCGCCCACCATCCGCATTCTGCGAACCTCGGCAGCCAATTCCAAGGCGTTAGGCTCCGGGGCGCTAAGTACAGCAATAACTACGCCATTCTTTGTGATGTTAAAGCGCTTGCCCATCTGAGCCTGAAGAAGTACGTCTCCTGGAGTCCGCCTGAAATCCATCGCCGTGATGGTCTCTTCCTGTCCGGTGAGGTCCATGCTTTTCGTCAGTGTCTTTCTCGTCACGATTTACTCTCCAGCGCATCCAATCTCGCGCAATTTCATATGCTCCATCTTTTTCCGCCTGAAAGAGAAAGCGTTTCGGCTAACTCCTTGATTAAACTACTCTGATCCCATTCAACGGCTTTTCCGTCAAGAGTACTTGAAACAATCTCGCGCTTTCTTTCGACTATCTCAGAGAAGAACTCATCAACGGTTCCAACTGCGACGAAGTAGACTCCGTCAATGAAGTCTGTCTTGATCCCTTCAGGTCTTGGGAATCGCGCCTCGGCTTGTTCTTCATTAGCTGGGTTCCATTGTCTCTCAAGCATCACGAATCGTCTGCAGAGCCTTTGAAGATTAAGACCCTCACCACCAGCAAGAGTCGAGCAGATTAGAACACGCGCGCGCTCGAAGTTGATTTCCGTGTCAAGTGAAGAACTGCCAGCTTCGTGCTGCGCACAATGGGGAATTTTGAGTTCATCAAATAAAGTATTTAGTTTAGTCTTAAGAATCTCCGCGACGTCTTTGTGATGCACGAATATGGTAACTCTATCATCAGTTGAGCCCATTATTTCCATTACATAATCAATACAGGGACTTACTTTGCTTAAACCAGAAAGATGGCGCATTCGAGAAAGAAACGCGAGGATGTTTCCAGTTTCCTGAAATGACATTTCGTCACTTCCAACAGAGTTATACTCATCACGAAATTGCTTAAATGTTTCGATATAGGCTTTCTCAACTTCCTTGGACAACTCGTGGAACTGAAAAGATCGTCTGATTTTAGGTAAATCAGGAAGCACTTCATCGCGCGTCCTTCTTATGATGAAAGACTCAGTTTTCTTAAGGAATCTCTCAGGATCTCTTAATCCTCCAGTCTTATATCCATAACCGTTGAAGTAACTGTCACACTCATTCATTAGAAAAGTGGAAAATCGTGGGAACATCTCAGGCTTAAGGATGTTTAATACTGGGAAGTACTCTGCAGCGTTGTTCTTAATTGGGGTTCCTGACAGTGCAATTACATGATCAACTTCTTTGCAAAGGATTCGTGTGAAGATTGTACGTTGTGAGTCTGAATTCTTGATCTGTTGACACTCGTCAAGGATGACTGTTTTGACTCGTAACTTGTGAACAAGTTCGATTAGCTTGGATTTACCTTGACTGGATTCTGTCTCGGTTGCTGTATTTGAGAGCACTCTGTAATCTGTGTCGTCCCATTCGGCACTCTTCCTAACACCAGAGTTTATCTTCTCTTTTCTGTTACTAGCGAATCGTCTCAAGATATCGTAAGACAAAATGTAGGCTTTCAATCCAACAAGAGGAACATCTTTAGGGGAGTCAAGGATTTGAGCTAAGTAGTCCTCTCCCATCCAGCGCATTATCTCGTGTTGCCACTGCGCTTTAAGCGAAGATTTACAGATTACAATGAATGGTTGGAGTTCAGGATGAAGTAGTATTGCTGCAATTGATTGAGGCGTCTTCCCTAGTCCCATCTCATCAGATACTAGACATCGCGCGCCCGACTGTTCAATGAATCTAACACCTATGTTCTGAAAAGCGTAAAGAGACTTTCCGTCAAGCGAACGTATCTGTTCAGGCGATGAACACTTAAGTTGATCGGAGTTCATGAAGTGTCCACACTTGAGACGATTAAGTATCTTGTTACCTATCTTGAAGACTTTCTCAGTCTCTGCTACTTTGTGACAGGTTGGGCACTTAAGAGTTATGAATGGCATTTATTCTCCTCTTCATTAGAGCGAAGCCTTACCGACTCCATATTACGAATGATTGTTTTGATTTTCCAGAGAACATCTTTTTCATCTGGTTTCATGCTATTGAAGTCAACTTCCAGCTTCTCATTATCGAAGTTATACTCCTCGATTATTCTCTCAAGTTTCTTGAAGTCTTGATACTTGAGAAAAAGACCTTTCTTCTTTGGTTCGTCATTAGTCTGTGATGTCATAAATTACTCTCTTTATTCTTTTTAGCTTCAGCAAACTTTGCTAACAGTGCATCAACGTCAAGTGAGAGCATGTCAGTAGCATCCTCTTTGCTCATTCCCTGTTTCTTCATTAAGTTTCCAACTGGATCAGATTTGAAAGACTTCGCGCGCTCAGGATTAATAGCCTTACTGACTTTAATCTTTCGTAGCTCAACTCTCTCAGCTTCGCTCAGAGCGTCGAGCTTCTCGCTTTTTACGTCGCGCGCTGAATGAAGACGGGTCTTCATATCCTCGATTACCTTCTCAAGGAATGCAATGTGCGCATCGAGTTTCTCATAGACAGTTCCTTCAAGATCGTCCTTGAACTCGAAGATTAATTTCTGGGGTTGAGCCTGCGTCGTCCCGTCGAGGAAATGATAGCAGTATTTTCTCTCATCATTGACGAGATCTATGTACCTTGGAGTGTTTTCTGGACTAAGACTTCCTGGGCTAATGATTCCTCTATGTGTGGGACATATCTTGTTTGAGTCTACCGCAGGGAACCATATATCACATTGTTGACCCCGCTCGTCTAGGTAGATACAACGTCGTCTTGGAACGCGCGCGCAATTGTCGTGACGAATTGGGGAATTGTGCGCGAGACAGTTTCTTATCTCATCTATGTTAACTTGTTTATCACAAACAGAACAATTACCACAAGTTACACAGATAGAGCTATTTCCTACGATTATTTCAGGACCAGTGATTGGTTCTTCACAGATTATGCATTGGGACATTTAGAGTCTCCCATATATTAAATAGCTTATCGCATCACAGAGGAACCAGAACGCAAGACTGTTAAATGGTAGTTTTTTGTCAGTGAGTATCTCAAGCCTTGCATCTTGAAGAATTTTCAGAGGATCTAATTTTGGTAGATCAGGAATTACTGTGTCATCTACTAAGGGAACCACTGGACCAGCGGTTTCTTCGGTGATTAGTGGCCAGTATCCATCGCTATCAGTTCCTGAGTACCAGTCATCGTTCAAAACGCGTGCGTCTTCTTTGTCTTGATCATGATAAATCATTTTCTTTCTCCTTGAAATGTTAATCTACTGAATGTTGATAGACTTCTCTCCAGAATTAAACCTTTTCTCTTCTTGCTCTGAGAAAAATGCTGAGGTATCCTCTAAAGATCCTGCAAAATGGTGGAGGTTCATGTATTTGCGGAGTTGGTCAATGTGTTTTTCTAACTCTGGACCAGCAGAACAAACGTCAGTAATTAGTTGCAAGAGATGGGCTGTCACGCAAATCATTTTCTTTCTCCTCTATTTGCGATTCTCTTTAGAGTTTCGATTAGATCAAAGGATCTTGATTGAGAACTCTTAACTTGTCTGATTACTTCTCTGTGAGGTTTTTCTTCTACCTCACGTTCAATTGATCGATACTTACTCTGTTTACAGAATAACTTGGCATCCTCATTGTTAAAGAAGTGCCTGATTTGTCCTGTACAGGAGTCAATTACCTTCCAGGATGCTACGCTTGGGGTTAGTTTGTACCCGGATTCGACCTTAAGCGGGGCTTGGTTGGAAGCCGGTCGGGACCGCAAATGGTTGATTATGCGTGACATGGTGGCCTATTAGGTAGTGTACTCCCTATCCCCCGGAAATGCAAGGGGATAGGCATGGGGTTTACAAAGTTTTACAAAGTATTACAATTGCTTACTTAGTAATTCAACATTTGCTTGTAAGTTGTTGATTCTAAAGGATTTAATAGCTAAGTTAGTATATAATAATATATATATATGTATATATATAGTATATGGAATACTAACACTCCGACTCAATGGACCTTAAGTTCTTTAGAATGAATAACTTGAAAGATTCCGGTACCCTTTAATCGATCACTAAACGGCTACTAAACGGGCACTAAACAGGCACTAAACGGGGAATGGGATCTAGTAGTGTCTTTTGGAGAATGCGCGTTTTTAGAGAGGAAAGAGAGAGAAGAGAAATTAATCCCTTCTCTCGTGAGCGAACGAGTTAGTACTCAACAGGAGTGAATGAAAGATCCTCAACAGGGATTTTCAGCTCACGAGCAAAAGCAGAAGCCAATTGAATCCTGTCCTCCGAGGAACAGTCCATAATCTCCCGATTAGTGACTGGCTCAAAGAACTTCTTAATCAGTACCACAGCAGCAAATTTACCCTCTTCCATTAAATCTGAGTCCTTTCAACTCATTATTATCGGCAGGAGAATCAAAGGTTCCTGCCGATGAATGACGAGCTGAAAAACTACTCTACTTCCATTTCCATTTGAGCCTTGACCACTTTCCTGGCTTGCTCTTCAGTGACAGGCTTACCAGCCTTCGAGCGCAAATCCATGAACTGTTTCACAGACTTCTCGAAAGACTTCTCTGGACCAGCGACTTCGTCGAGGATAGTTGTTCGAGTATCAGCTTTTGCTCGAAGGTCCTGACCGTAATGCCAGTCATTAACGACTGACTTTTGTGTTTTTTCGTCAGCATCGGTGAGCATCGTGACAATGTCATCAACACTGAGAGCAGTGCGAACGATTTGTTTGTAAGTTTTGGAAAATTCCTTTTCCCCAACTTTAACGGTGACAGGGCAATCGATATACACTATTGACATTTTTAAACCTTCTACTTTCTTACGTTGGTCGTAACCCTAACTAACAACATTATAGCAAATTACGCGAATGAATACAAGGGATTTTTCAAGGCTTGCACGAAAAATCCCCATGGCGCTATTTCACTTCCTTTCCGTTACGGAACGAATCAATCCAGGACTCTGGCATTGACTCAACTCCGATGCGGGCGGTTTTAGGTGCTGCTATGGCCGCTTGCGCCACGGCATTGCGCCACGTCATACCAGTAGCCATTAACCCAGCTACCAGACCGACAATGAGCCCTTTACAATACTCCTCGGATGCTCCGCTATCGGGCGCAAAGTTATACATCGCATCTTTGAGTACTACCGGATTTTTCATAAGGTTTCTCCAGACGTGGTTTTAGGCCACGTTTCGGCTATTCTAAGCCTCATCAGTGGAGCGTTATCTAAGAGCTATTGCGTACTGCTCTTTAACTGCGTCGATTGCATCTTTCCGTTTGTAGAACGGGCCTAGCTGCTCGGCAGACTGCTTAGAAAGTATTCGAACGAAACCGCCATCAGGTAACCGTTTCACCACACGATAGAGCTTGTCTCCGGCGAAACCTCTGTCGTGCTCAAGGGCGTACGGCATACACCCAACTTGGCCCACAGCATTGTCTTTCACCCATACCTCAGCATGGTCTTCGTTCCAGAATATCGGCATCATTCGACCCACAGGACGTCTCTTTCACTGATCCAGCGCTCTATTACTTTGTATCCCATGTTTAGCCTCTCCTTACATAACCATCATAGCATAAATCCAGGTTGAGTCAAGAAAAAAGATGTAAAGAGATGTAAACAAATATCTGAGTATAACTCACTCAACTAATGTGAGTGCCAGACACTCAGATTTCTTGAGCCTCCCCCCATGCCCCCTCCTGAAAGGGTCCCATGAGACCGGAGGCCGGCGGACGTTGATCCCAAGCGACTTTTTAAAGAGACAAAAATTCACAAAAAACACTCCACACAAATAAGTGTTCACCCAATGAATAGTATCTTTGTTGAAAACAAAGCAATTAAAGTTCTTGCCAAGGGGTATACCCGGTATAGTACAATGGAATTAGGGTAGTACGGCGAAATTAGGCTGAATGTTCCTGATTGGCTGAATTAGATGTTCCTGACCGACGACCAGGCGCGCGCGAGATTAAACAGTGAGCGAAATCTCGCGCGCGCCAGTTTCCTGCCTCAAAATACGAAGAACGACACTACTTCCCGAGAACCAGAACTCGTCCCTCCCGAAGAACCTCACATAACGGAGAAAGTAATTCCTCTGTCTGGAAAGAATCGCATTAATCTAACTAAGGAAGAGCGGACCAATATCGCCATTGATACTCGTCTTGGAGTAAACACTCAGACTGAAGTGGCGCGCGCCAATAATCTAGCTCTTCTAACAGTAAATAACATCCACTCTGGAAAGACTAAAGGAATCGACGAGGCGCGCGTTAAAGAGATAACCAATCACGCGCGCGACTTAGCTCTTGAAAGACTCATGGCTTCGTTGGGACTCTTGAGTGATGACAAACTTTCTGGCTGCTCTGCTAAAGATCTCTCCGTCATAGCTTCAAACATGGGTCGTGTTGTTGAGAAGATTCAAGAGAAGGCTGAGACTCCTGATAACATTAATTTCATTATTTACTCCCCAGAATTAAAGCAAGAACGATCCTTTGACACTATTGAGGTTTGAAAGGGCTTTATGCACTCAGTGAGAAACAAAGCAGCAGATGAATTTGAAATAGAATTAGCATCCGTCAAGGATGCATTCGAAAAAGTATCTCGCGAGCTATACGACTGCAAATGTAATCTAGAGAACGCTGAAGCGCTCGCTAATAAGAGTAGCTCCCTACTCTGTAAATACAACGCAGTATGTGGCGCGGTAGATCCCAACCCTGAAACGTGGAAAGATGTTAACGCTGTGTGCGCGAAAATTCGTCGCCTGAGAGAATACGCGGAAAACATCAACAATCTCCGTGAGGCAATTCGTCCGTTTCTGCTCCCATAGGATTTCACTCAAAATGATTCAGTTATACTTAATTCCACAAGTAAGGTTCGAGCCTAATAGAGTTGATAATTTTAAAAATATTCAGTACTCTTGTGGGTGCGCGCGTTTGAATAACGAGGTAGTTACTTTATGTCCAAATCATAATTTAAAAGAGGTTTCAAGGAATGAGATAACAAAATGACAGGATCAATGTTAATCCCTAATTCATTAGGAACGAAGACTCTTCTCGTTCTGACAGATTCCACTATCACAGGTAATTATACACTTCCTACTGATGCTCTAGATGACGCGCGCGCCGCGTTAAGAAAAGAGAAAGCATGCCCTACTGTTAGAGAAGGTAACGTTAAATTTCTAACTGAATGGGTTCGTGTTTCCTCTCTCAGAGAAGAAGTTCAGGAAGAAATACAAGTTTTTCAACAGGAAATAGACAAGTTAGTAAAGGAAGATTAAAACAATGCCAGAGACGGTTCCACCCCCTCCTCAGAATTCATCTCTTCTTATTCCAGCACATCCCTTAATTGGACGAGAAGAGAACATGAAACTTCTCTTCGATAAGATGGTCAAGGATGTTCATGGGACAGACTCATGGAGTAAACTTGAACAGGATCTTTTCCACTCGCGCGCGCGTTTGGATATCAGATCTGAACGAAGTGGTGTCACATTTGATAAAGTTCTTGACACAGTTACCGCCCTAACTCTTGCTGGTCTTGTAACCTCGGTTCAAACTGGTGAGGGACAGGATGAAACTTCCGTGGGTGCTGAAGAAACGGCTAACGCGGGAATCTCAGTTTCTGCACAAGCTGTTGCTACCTCTCTTGGAAATCTCGCCTCAGCTCTCGTGCCAATTATAACAGCAGCAGGAGGAATAGTTACTGCTCAGACTCTTGCAGCACTTCTTCCAACTGTTGTCTCAGCGGCAGGGCAGGCTGCTGGAACATCTGGAACCACTGGAGCCACAAAATGAACTGGGCAGAAATTCTTCAACTAATTGTCAACATTCTTACTGGAGCAGTTCCACTCATCACTGCAGTTGGTTCACTTCACACTGCAATAAATGGAACACCTGGAACTCCAGAGCACACAGCAGCAATTGCTCAACTTAAACCAGGGGCAACAACTTGAGCAATGAGTTAGCTCTGAGCTGTTCCCTTAATTATAACAAGAATAGTATATCTCTCTCAGAGATCATTTCTAACCTTGTTATTACAGTTACTGGAAATGGTCTTAGCTCACTCTCCTCATTCACAGCAACGACATCGGCAGTTGCAATACCTTTAGGCTCAAGCACTAACTCTGGTGGTTGGGCCTTTATTCAGAATCTTGACCCGACTAACTATGTTCAGGTTCTCACTGGGACGGCTGGGATCGTATTCGCGCGAGTTAACCCAGGAGAATTCTGTCTTGTTCGCCTTGATGCCACTGTGACTGCTCCAGCTTTACAAGCTCATACAGCTAGCTGTGTAGTTAAATTCTGTCTTTTTGATACTTAGGAAAATTATGAGATTAATTGTACTTATTCTGTTTGCAATAACATTGCGCGCGCAAACAATTTCTAGCACAATCTCTAGTAATGCGACATTTCAATCTAGCGCTGGAGGAGCTTGCACATTAAGTACTAAAGTAAGTGGAACTGCTAGTTTTGCCTGGGCTTGTGGAGCCTCCCCAACAGGTGAAACAACTCAGACAGGAACTTATACTACAGTTGCTGGTCAAACTAATGTTATTCTTTGGACGGTTAATGATTTATTCTGTATGGTTCTTCCTAATGGAGGAACAACATCTTGGGGAGTTTTCCCTAACACTACGACACAAGTAGCAACTCTCACAATTCCTGCTGGAGCAGTTGGGGTTTCATGTGTTAGTCGCTCTGGAGCTGTAAATCAGACTCCAGTGAACACAATTATAAATTAAATGGACAAGACCTGGCGACCACACAAACGACAGACTGATTTCTTCTCTCTTCCTGACACTATCTTTGAAGCGCTTTATGGGGGCGCGGCTGGTGGTGGAAAATCAGAAGCCCTTTTGATGCTCCCAATTGTTCGAGGATTTTACAAAGAGCCTCGATTTAAGGGTCTTATTTTAAGAAGGACTTTCCCTGAGTTAGAGTCAGAAATCATTGTTCGTTCTCGAGAGTGGTATAAACTCACTGGGGCTAAATACAATGAAGAGAGAAAGCGATGGACCTTTCCTTCTGGCGCGATAATGCAGTTTGGTCATACAGAGTATGAGGAGGATGTTAGAAAATATGACACTGCTGAGTATAATTATATTGCTTTCGATGAGCTTACTTCTTTCACTGAATTTCAGTATACGTATCTGTCAAAAACTCGTTGTCGATCCTCGTCAAACAAACTCCCTGCCATTGTTCGCTCAGCTACAAATCCTGGTAATATTGGCCATGCTTGGGTGCGCGACTTATTTATTACTCCAGCTCCCTATGGAACAATAATTGTTGATAAGAAAACTAAACTAAAAAGAATTTTCATTCAATCATTCGCTGAAGATAACCCTCATTTGATGTCCAACGACCCGGGATATGTGAATCGTCTTGATTCGCTTCCTGAGGCTGAGAGACAGGCAAAACGTTATGGTCATTGGGATACTTTTGCTGGCCAAGTTTTTGATGAGTACAGAGAGATTCCCAATGAACTAAAGAGTGAGCCAGAAAATGCTTGCCATTTAGTTGCTCCTTTTAAGATTCCTGATTACTGGCTTCGTTTCCTCGCTATTGATTGGGGCTATGCAGCTATGACAGTTGCATTATGGGGCGCGCTCAGTCCTAAAGACAGGTTATACGTTTATCGTGAGTACGCGATTAAAGAGGCAAAAACAAGTACCTGGGCAACAGATATTGGAAGGCTTTCTTCTGGTGAAAACTATGCTGACATTGTTCTTTGTCGATCTGCGTGGCAGAATAGAGGGACAGATCTTACTCATCAAGAGGATTTTACTAAATACTCTGGTCTTACTGCTCGAATGGCTGATAATGATAGAATTGCTGGAAAACTTTTAATCCAAGAGTACCTTCGATGGAAAGAGAAGCCTAAAAGTAAAGTAGTCAAGGATAATTTTGATAATGATCTTGCTACTCGAATATTAAGACTTCAGGGACTTGAGGATTATAAAAGTTACTTGGCCTCATTTGAACCAGAAAAACCTGAAACAGATCTTCCGAGACTTCAAATCTTCCCTGACTGTAAAGAACTACGAAAATGTCTTCCTCTCTGCATCTATGACAAAAAGTCTAATGTAACTAATAAACCTGCTGAAGACGTGCGCGAGTTTGCTGGAGATGACCCTTATGATACTTTAAGATACTTAGTCTCTTCAGTTGATAAATACTTAGGTTCCTTAAAGCAAGAGGGAGATCACAGAGAAAGAGTCAGTGAGATTCTCGAGAAATTCGCGCGCACGCAAGATTACAATTACTTGCACCGCGCTATGGAGATAGTTGAGCGTCAAGAACCTGAGTTAGCTCCTGTAAGGAGATTTCATCGTGCTGTTTATTAATTGGTTAATTCACTTATTAGGTGGTTGGACGAGGGAGGAATATGACTTCCTTGAAAAACAGTTTAATAATCACCGCGAAATAGTCACAAACTATCGCGCGCGCGAGGAAAGACTCTTTAATGAAATCAAGCAAGAACGAGAGGACAGGAAATTTCTTCAAGATATACTTTTTAAGAAATTTGGAATAATTGATCCCCCTGAGAGATTACCTGAGAAACTGGAAGAGTACAAACCAATAAATTCTAAACAAAGGTGGTCTAATCTTAAAAGTCGTCTTGAACGTGATGACTGGGAGCGAGTGAGACAAGGTGTCTAAAATTAAAAATCCCTCTGAATACTCAAAAGTAATCTCCTCTGCTCCTATTGGAGGACTCTCTTCAATGCCTAGTAAGAGGATCAAGACAATGAAGAAAAAGAAATCAATCTTCTCAGAGAAATCCTAATGCCTAAATTTCTTGAGGATAAACTAAAGAAACAGTACGGTAAGAATTCATCTGCTTCTTATAAAATAATGAATTCTATTGGTGCAATGCATGGAAGTAAAGAGACTTCTAAAGGTAAGGAAATGGAAGTTAAGCACGCGCGCGACATGGGACTTGGTGGAAAGAAGAAAGCCCATAAGACAATAAATAAAAAGAAGAAGACATTTGCGGAGGCGCTGAATGGATAATTTAGTTATAGTATCACTAATCTCAGCTACTGCAGCAGTAGTTGCAGCCATTATTGGTGCTATTAATAGTGATAAACTTCATGAAATTCATGTTTCAATAAACTCTCGAATGGATGAATTAATAAGGTCTTCAAAGGATTCAGGACGAATTGCAGAGCAAGAAAGTTCTAAAGGAGTAAAAGAATGAGCGCAGCACTTCAGAATCCAGCACCAACTGGAATAACAGCGAGATATCAAGGGTCGTTCAATTCAAGTAATGCGACCACTTACTATTACTGGGTTCAGGCTCTCTATACGACAGGATGGTCAGCTTTGTCAGCATCTGCTAACACTGGCTCGCACTGTCCTGCTGCATTAACAGGAGGTAATCTTGTCAATGTGCAATGGAATCCAGCACCTGGAGCAATAGGATATCTTCTCTATAAATCTACTTCCTCAACTGCTCCTACTTATGGTGCGACCGTGATTTTTATCGCTTCATCAGAGACTGGCTTCAAGGATGATGGAACTCTCGCTACATTTACTCAGACTCCTCGTTATGATGCAGTTTATGTTGCAAGAATGATTTATGACTTTGCTACTGATGGTGGAGTTCATACTGCTGCGATAGTTCCTGCAGTCTCAGATACAATTCCATCTGGTGCATTAGTTATTGGAGGAGTAGTTTACTGTAAGATTACATTTGCTGGTCCAACTGCTATGACCCTTGGAACCACTGCTGGTTCTGCTGCTAATTCATTTCTGACAACGACTGCTGTACCAGCTGCTGGAGCTTTGATTATACCAACAGCTGTAGCAACCCCATTTGCAATGTCAGCAGCTGGTCAGCTTAATATGACGATAACTGTAGCTGACGCAACTGCTGGCAGACTCGAAGTTTTTGTTTTTTACGTGCTTTCTGTTTAAGCTCTGTGCGCGCCGCAGGGAGGGAGGCTAGATTGTCGCGGGTCAATTCTGGCCTCCTTGTGGAAGATAACAGTTAAGGAGAAGTTATGTCATTACAGATTTGGTTCTGGCTATTCTACGTAATCGGCTTATTTTTTGGATTTTGGGCTGAATATGTTCCAGGTCAGCCTTATCCTTATCCTCGTGGTGGGAGGAATCTTCTGATTTTTGTACTTGTTGGATTACTCGGGTGGAAAGTATTTGGTGGGCCAGTATCTTAGAGAAAACCTTTGACACCACAAGTTCCAACTCGACAGGAAGAAGACAAAGACCCTAATAATCATAAACTTGATAAGGGTTTACAAGAATGTCTTAAATTCTTAATTGATAAATATGAGAAAGAAGATTCTTGGGTTAGAAAGCAACAGTTAAAACTTTGGAAGAAAAATGAAGAGTTCTGGCATGGAATTCAGTTCGTCTTTTGGTCTGAGTCACGTCAAGATTGGCTTTCTCCAACAATGTATCGCTGGTTCAACCAGGATGAAGGACGAGAAGGAGTTGAGGGGCCATTTTATGATTTCGTTATAAACATCTATAAGGCTCATGGAGAAGCAATTATCGCTGCTCTTTCCGCACAAGTCCCAACAGTTAGATTCCCTCCAGATGACGCAGAGGATGACGATGATCTTTTGACTTCAAAGACTTATGCTAAGATAGCAGATCTAATTCAACGCCATAATCAAGTAAAAGTTCTTCAGTTAATGTCATTCTTTACTCTTTGGAATCAGGGTTTACTTGCTTGGTATCATGCTCCCAAAGCTGATAAGGCTTTCGGGATGGTGAATATTGAAAATTTCAAAAAACAACTTACTTGTCAGTCTTGTGATAAGAACTTTCCAGTTGAGGACGAAGAAGACTTGCAATCAGGGCTCCATAATTGTCCTGACTGTGGCGCGCCCCTTGAAACAGTGACTGTCTTAGACTCATTTCAGGAAAGCCCTAAGTCACGAGTTCTAATTGACTTCTTTGGAGGATTACACGTTAAAGTTCCATATTGGGCGCGAAAGCAAGGGGATATGAGCTACTTGATAAAAGCTCTTGATCAGCCAAAGCCATTCCTGAAGTCAATATTTCCTCACATTGCAGATGAAATCGAGCATGATGATGAGGATGCTCAACAGTATGAACGCATGGCGCGCACTCCGAGTACATTTACGAGTTTTTCTCGTGCTGATGATAATCATGATTTGGCTACTCATAGACAGTGTTGGATGCGTACTTGGGCTTTTGAGGGACTTCCTAAGGATAAGGAAGTTGAGAAAAAGAAGCTCTACAAAAAGTTCCCAAATGGAGTCTATGTTTCTTTTGTAGGGAAGAAATATGCAGAGTCTCGTGATGAAGATATGGATAAGTATTGGACTCTCTGCAAAGTAGGTTTATCAACTTATATTCATTCTGATGCGATGGGTCAACCTTTGATTCCTCTGCAAGAGAGCAGAAATGTTTTGTTTAATCTTACGCTTGAGACTGTTGAGCAGGGGATTGGATCTCAGTTTGCTGATCCTAGAGTACTTAACTTTGATGTTTACTCTAAACATGAGGCGCGCCCCGGAATGATTTATCCTGCTAAAGCTCGTGAAGGGCAAACTCTAGCGAACTCTTTCTTTGAAGCGGGGCGCGCGACTCTTTCCCAAGAAGTAGGTCCTTTTGGTGAACAAATTGATAAAGACTCTCAGTTTGTTGTTGGTTCCTTCCCATCTCTATATGGAGGGCCTGGAGAGGGAAATTCAAGGACTCTTGGAGAATATCAACAGTCAAGACAGATGGCTCTTCAGCGTTTAAGTATTGCATGGTCATTTTTTTGTGTTGCTTGGGCTAAATTGATGGAGCGCTGTGTTCATCTTTATGTTGAGAATATGATCGATGATGAGCGTTATGTAGTTCCTGATCCAACTCAGAAAGATAATTATGTCAATGTTTGGATTAGAAAGGCAGATTTAACTGGTCATGTTGGAGAGGTTGAACCAGAAGGTGCAGATTCATTCCCAGTCTCTACCCCACAGAAACAGACGCTATTTTTCAAACTTGCTGAACTCAATAATGAGTTTATTAATGCTGCTTTATTTGCAACTCCTAATAGGCGTCAAATTGCAGATTTACTTTCTTTCCCAGATTTAGCTATACCTGGTGAGGAACAGATTACAAAGCAAGCAGTTGAAATTGCAGATATAATTAAGGGAATTCCTGTTCAAATTGATCCTTTAGTTGATGATAATTCTATTCATATTGAAATGACTCGATATTTCCTAGCGGGCGCGCGAGGTATTGATCTAAAGAAAACTAATCCTCAAACTTTTATGATGGTGGAACAACACTTGCAACAGCATCTTCAACTTCAGGAACAGAATGCTCAAGCAGATCAAGAGAAGAAATCAAAAGCTTTTGTTGATACTAAAGCTGAAGCTGAAGTTCAGAAACAAGCAGTTAAAGTGACTGCTAAACCAATTCTTGATATGATGGAGCCACCTAGTCAAAAACCAGCTTCAAACGGAGCTAACCGTTCATAGGGTGAACAGTTATGTTTAGAACATTCAAATTGACTTTACCAGCTGATACTAATAACCATAATCTATTCTCTCTCATTGTTGGAACTGCTAATTATGGCTTAGTAAATGGTGGCACAAATGAGACTGGAATAACTGGAGCAATTCCTACCAATGGGATTCTTCCTGACAGGGGAACTTTTCTTGAGATTCAAGCTGATGGAAATAATACTGGAACTTTAACTGTTAATGATTCTAATAATGCAAATACAACAGGAAAAGTTCTTAATGTAACTGATGTTTTTAGTGTCTCTTCTGGTAGAAATACAATTTGCTTTAAAGATTATTTCTTACAAGGAAGTGCAAATTCACAAGCCTGTGAGGTGAGACTTGAAGTATCTTAGCTTATTTCTATTCAGCTCAATTCTTCTTGCTCAAGCTCCCCAGAGGATAATTTATGTAAATACTGATCCATCTGGTTCTTGTAATGATTCATCTGCTTTGCAATGGAATCCATCTTCTGGTAACTTTTCTGGGTGTAAGTCTGGAACTTGGGGAGTTATAGCATCTGGAGGTGGAGGGGGTGGATGCACCAGTTTAGCTGGGGATGTAACCGGCCCGTGCGGGTCGAACACGGCTGTAAAGATCGAGAACGGAGCAATTCCGGCTTCTGAGTTCTGCATCGGGACCAATTCATCCAGCCAGATTGTGGCGCCCAGCAGCTTCACTTCAAGCCTCCCTGGGTGTGTGCCAGCATCCGGGGGTGGAACAACAAACTTTCTGCGGGCCGATGGCAATTGGGCGGCGCCGCCAGGAGGAGGAGGAGGTAGTCCGGGTGGCACAACTAATTCTATTCAGTATTACGCAACCTCCAGCACCTTTGGTGGCATTACCGCACCTGCTAATGGAACTCCTAGTTTCAATGTGTGGAATGGGAGTAATACTTATGTGACAGAGCCTTGGGCAAGCATTGTGGGTCCGAGTGGATATCTTTCAGTTCCTAGCCCATCTTGCACAGGTAGCTTTCTTTGTCTGGATGTGGTGACAGCGTTGGGTACTGGCCTCGCAGCGCAGAATCAGCCAGTACAGTTTCAATCTACGTTTGAAATTCCAGCTGTGCTTACGGCAGCAGATCAGATCGTTGGCAGCGCAGCTAACACGAATGGGACGACGGTAGGACTTGGGCTGTCAAATTGTACTACTGGTGGTTTGCAGTACAGTACCAGTACTCATGCATTCTCCTGTGGTAGCTTCTCATTTTCAAGCCTTTCTGGGCAGGCGACTAACGCACAACTCGCCACACAGACCGCCAACACGATTCTCGGGGCACTGACTGCGACCACGCCATCGGGCCTTGCGATGCCATCTTGCAGCACGTCGGCAAGCGCTCTGCTTTGGACGAGCGGGACGGGGATGAGTTGCAACACGAGTATCGCGGCGGCGACGGTAACGAATCTGACGCTATCTGCTGCGCTGACGACTACGGGGGCATCGACGCCGACCATCGCTTTTCCAGCGAGTGGTACGCCGACTTATACATTTCCATCAGGATCTACGACAATACCATTCGGCTCCGTGTATACCCTAGGTGATGCAAACGCAACGATTTCACCCAATACGGCAACTGCATTGATCGGCACCGCGCTTACTACCGCTCGCACATATACTCTACCTCTTAGTTCCGGGTATGCAGGGCAAGTGCTAACAATTTCCGACCCCCAACGCAACGCCAGTTTTCATGTAATCACCTTTGCAACGCAAGGTACAGATACGATTAATGGCTGCTCTCAGTCTGTCTCAAACGCAGGTTTAGTGACTGAATCGACATACCAAACGCTGCGTACGTTCTATAGTAATGGTTCCGGAAACTGGATTTCAGCTGGGCTTAATAGTTCGGCTTGTAGTGGCAACGTGACGGCACTGAGCGACTACGTCTACACAAATGCAATTCAGGGAGTGCCAAGCGGCAACGGTATTTTACTGTCAATAGGGGGGGTACCATCCAATGGTTTCTACTGGCTCACAGCGAGCCCCAACACAATCGGTATGGAAACTCAGGTCAATCTTGCGTGGGGCACCACCAGCAATCCTCTGACCAATGCCTTAGATACATCACTATCCAGACTAAGTGCTGGAGTTCTATGCGTTGGGACAGGTCCGCAGGGTGTCTGTAACGGTGCGGGGAATTCGGCGTCTTGGACTACCTACAATCCCACGGCATCAACAGGAGTGACCACGGCAATCATCCAGGACGGTGCAGCCCAGAGCACCACGGCACAGATTCAAGGGAAAGTGAACGGTGGAACTCTCGGATGGTCAATAACTGGGAATGGTAAAGAACTGCTGAACAACTCGCTTATTATCACTCCAATCCTGACAGCCAGCCTTCCAGCGTGCGCGTCCTCAACCGGCCCAGCGACACGTGCGGCGGTGAGTGACGCAACCGCTCCCGCGATTGGTGTAGCGCTCACTGGCGGCGGGGCAGTATTCGCGACAGTGCATTGCAGCCTCACGACGGGAACTTATTTAGTGGACGGACTTTAAGGAGCACTTTATGAAAATGAAAAAATCACTATTACTGCTACTCTCTCTCCTTCTCGCGGCTTCGGCCTTCGCGCAGAACACGGTGCTATACACATGGACCTTCCCCGCGCTCGGAGCACACGACGCCCCGATCCCGGTGAACGTCACCTATAACAATGCGGTGTCGCTTCAGAATTTTATGTTTGGGCTGCAAGCTCAAGGAGTCACGCCGTCAACGATCACATCAAGCGTGACGGCAACGGTAACATCGATCCCCGTCGCCAATATCACTGGCCTTGCGATCGGCAACGGAATCTGTTTCTCACCAAGTAACACGACCTGCGGGATTGTGGCGTCAGTCACCGGCACGGGGCCTTACACGTTCGTCCTTTCCACGGGAGAAATCGCGCAAATAACAGCCATCACTCCTGGCACAGCACCAGCAGGCACTCTAACCGTGGTTCGGCAGACAATTGGTACAGCAGCGGCATACGCCAGTGGTCAGGTAGTGACGTTCACCCAATATGGCAGTAACACATTATTCGGGTTTTCCCCAATTCCAAATGTATGGGCGCAAGTGATCGCGAATCCTGCCTATGGATCTCAGGCGGCAACAACAGCGGCAGCGGCAATTGCAGCAGCACAAGTAGCATTACAGACAGCAGCAACGACCCATTAATATGAAACCATACTTGAACAAATTCCTATATTGCCTTCTCCTTGTTGCGACTTCTGCATTTGCCAACACCTACACCGCAACAGGATCGGGTAATTGGACTGCTATTACTTGGGCCTGTACTGGAACGTGCAGCGCATATCCAGGTAGTGGAGATACAGCAGTTATTCCATCGTTTACGGTGACAGCGGCGACGAGCACGACCGTAGTGGCGCTCAATATCACAGGAACCGGGATCGTTGCCATAAGTGGTGGCGCGACCTTGAACGTGACAGGGGATATTACGGCCAATATGAGCGGGCCAACCGCTACGTGCTCGATCACGATGGCGAACGGTTCGACCCTCCAGATGGGTACACGGTACCACGGAACGTCTACCTGGAACTATAGCCCGGTGTGTACTTCAGGAACGTTGGCTGGTGGAACGACTATCACAGGCGGCTATTTCATTTTCGATGGTTTTGGTTCAGGGGGCGGGGGCAGTGGTGGGATTACTGCAACCTATACAGCGTTTGTCGGAGTTGGTGATTCGACCCACTCGTTGTCTCAAATCTTCACTAATGCCAGTAACCCCTCCGGCAACAATTGGAACGTGACCAATTCGACCTTTACTAATTGTGGACTGATCTACGCCTATCAGTTCTCCAGTATTACTCATAGTCACAACGTACACACTTTGACTGCTGGAAATTCGCCCTTCTATACCGATATTAATATTGGTTCTACATTTAATATAACGTTTGATGTCTTTGATAAAAACTTCGGTCATGATCCATCCGGTAATGTTGGGATCATATCTGGAGCCACGATTACAGATAATTACTTCGGAGGGGGAATATTAAGTTCTGGTACGGCTACCTCCTGGGCGCGGAACCACGTCCGATATTCTGATGAAGATGGGTCTTCCATATACGGAGGTTTGAGTGGATGTTCTAATCTTACATCAACAATATGGTTTAAAGATGATGCCGGGTCAAGTGGAGCTGGGGAGCACACCCATATTGACATATTGTGCAACTCGTCGCTAACAATGGCGGGAATTATTATTGATTCATCTCAGGTTAGCAATACGGTTTCAAATCAGACTAACGATGGATTTGTAAACAGTAGTTTTTATAATGGTCAACTTATCACTATAGAGACATCAATTGTATTGCCAGGAGCGGATGGTGTCGGGGTAAGCTCTATTCTTGATACGACCAATGGAACAGTAGCAGGAACCTGTGCTGATGCAGGTGGGACTAACACTGGGCCATGCAACTTCTGGGCAGTGAACCACGACACAGTTTTTGCTCCGCTAATAGCTGCCATAGACAATGAGCCAGAGACACCTGTAGTGCAGGTCCAGGGTAATCGTGGAACGATCACTAACAATATATTTTATGCCACTGCCTCGGGCTCAGATAACTTCTTGACGACTGACAATGATGTGGCTACTTACGGAGCAAGCAAGCAAGATCTGTGGAGCCCGACCAGTATTTCTTATAACGGAATTTACAACATGACCGCGACGAATCCAACCTATTCGTCAGAATTCTCCAATCAAGCAAACTCGGTAGCCCTCAATTGCTCTGTAACTCCGAATACTTCCCATTTAGTGACGACGAGTCCGGCTTTTTACGATCCTGGGCGAAATACTGTAACCTTTGATTCGGCATACTTGGCGAAGACATCCCCGACCTATACGGCGACAAACTTTGCATGGTTTAGTTCGACTGTGGTGCCGTATGTCTATACTTCGGCGTACACTTCCGGGACATGTGTGTCATCGGCCTCATCTGGTTATTATGCTAACACACCATTATATTATTGCGCCACCCAGAATGTTCCGGCCAGCACCAGTATCCCAGGAATTGGTTCGGTATCTCGTCAATACTGGGAGTTCAAGAGTAATGCAGATTTGCGGAACTGTGTTGCCAATGGGACAACTATCACTGATGCTAGTCTTGGTCTAAGTGGTGCTACTTGTAACCAAGCAATTCAGGCATGGATCTCAAAAGGCATGAGCCCGACGAACGTGGCTTATCACACGACTGCGAGTGATGGTGGAGATATCGGCGCGGTGGCTTACACTAGCACCGCTTCGGTCCCTGTTGTGAGCGGAATTCAAGTTGACGATGTGACCTTTAACGGAGGCCACTCGTGCGCACGATTCACTTGGAATTCCGACTTAACACCAGTTTATCCGGCATACCAGAAGGTATCATATTGCACGGAAAATGGTAGTTCTTGTACAGGTTCCGCTCCTACTTATACCCAATGGATGCAGGTATTCGGCGGTACTGCCACGACTACTGGTCAGCAGGAAGAAATTTGTGGTAATACGCCAGGAAGTACCGTTCACTTCTGCCCGCAAACATTGGGGTCAAGTGGTTGGTCGAGTTGCACAGGTCTTGATCAGGTAGTGACGTTTCCAGCGGCTCCGTCTGCCATAACGGTAACATTGCCAAACACGGTGGCACAGCCCTATCCTAACACGACTGGGTATCCAACGTACACGCTCAATTCCACCTGTTCTGATCTCAATAGCACCTCGGCTTTCGGTGATCCGCTTGGTCATATAAATGGACGCATCGTGTATCTGCCAACTGGAGGATGTACTGGGAACTTTGTTATCTTACCA